GAGGCAACAGGTGGTAACATCCTTTCCGATGTTTCTGAAGGCTTATCAAGTACTCAGAAGGAAAAGCTCGCTTCACTTGCCGAAGGTGTTGAGTTTGAAAGTGAAGAATCTTATAAGGAAAAGCTTGAGACTCTAAAAGAGTCATATTTCAAGACTGCTCCAAAAAGAAGTGACTCGGAAGTGTTAAACGAAGAGGCTGCAGTATCAGATACAACATCTAGTGCTATGTCAGCATACATCCAGGCACTATCCCATGCCACTAAAAAGTGAATCTCAACTTGTTAATTAATCAAACGTAAACTTATTAGGTAAAACGCAAATGTTCAACAATGCAGAACACTTGCAAGAGAAGTGGAAGCCCCTTCTAGAACATGATGGAATTGATGCTATCAAGGACAATCATCGTAAAGCGGTTACTGCTGTCTTGCTCGAGAACCAAGAAAGATTTTTAACAGAGGAAAAATCATTCCTCTCAGAAGCTCCAACAATGAATACGAATACTGGCGCTAATGCTGGTTTCTCTGGTGGTGCTACAGCAACTGGCCCTGTGGCTGGTTTCGATCCTGTTCTAATCTCATTGATTAGAAGAGCAATGCCAAACTTGGTCGCATATGACCTTGCTGGTGTTCAACCAATGAATGCTCCAACAGGACTTATTTTCGCAATGAGATCCAGATTTGTTGATGGTACAAACCAAAACAAGATGCTTGGAACCGAAGCTCTATTCAACGAGCCAGATTCAGCATACTCTGGAATCAACTCAGAAGCAAACTATACAGATGGTTTCAGCAATGCTGCAACTGGTTTAGGTACAACTTCTCAGTCGGGTACTAACCCAGGCGCACTTAACCCATCAACTACTGCGACTCAGGTTGCATATGATGTTGGTCAAGGTATGCGTACAGATGACGCAGAAGACTTAGGTACATCTGGTAAGTCCTTCAACGAAATGGCTTTCTCAATCGAGAAGGTTACTGTGACTGCAAA